ATAAGCCACTCCCTCGCCAGGATCATCTCTTACCACAAAGAAATCATCATCGGAAAGACTAGCTTCCTCCGTTCTAAGTCCACTATTTTCTTGCATAATAGCTTTAGATTCTCTAAAAGCATTCCAGTTTTCATTACGTTCATGTGCTCGCATTACACAGAAACGAACAATATCTTCATGATATGATACAGGAACAGTCAGTGCAGTAGCTGTAGAAATTATCGTTGTAGGTAATTTAACATAATCATGGACAACATTTAAAGCTGTAGACATCATAGGATACAGCCTAAGTTGCCCAGCCCAATGATAATAAAACATAGGAGAATCTACAGGGCTTGCAGGATCAATATTAAGATTATCCAAGTCTTCAATCTCTATAAGTTTAAGCGATTGTGTAGGATTAGTTCCATAACTAACTCGTTTAGTCTTAATCCAGTCAACTGGTAAAGCTTTTGGATAAGTAGATAACGCCGCTGTATCTGTACCAGTTGAACAATCTGTTTGTCTAACGATAGTAAGTTGAGCTTCATTAATCCAATCATAAATATCTTGCGGACTAATAATAATTTCAGCAGAACTATCTCCAAAAAGTCTCTGAGTTTTACGAATGATATCTGTAACATTCATTAGAAGCTCTTTTTCGCATCGTTAATGATTACGTTACCTTTTTCACGAATCTTAATCTTATCGCCCTCTTTATTCTTAAAACTATATGACGAATACTTAGAAGCAATAACACTAAGAGCTAATTCATTAGCCTCATCCATTGCCTCTCGATATCTTTTCTCGGCGCCTTCTCTAACAGCACGTTCCATCTGCTCAAGAGTCTGCCATTGATTATTTTTATGTTGATCTGCTGACCAGATTCTCTCAATTACACGATCATCCAATTGCCACGCTTCTAAAACCTTTTGATATGTCCCATTCGGCATACGTTGCACAACCATAAATGGCGCAGACGTACACTTAACTCCAGGTCTATCTGGATCTAAACAAACAACTTCTAAATTCTCATCATAATCTTTAATAGCTTGAGCTACACGTAAAGCATCTTGCTCTACCATGATCCCACCCATATCCAAATAATTCTTACCATCATCTAAAATAACCATATTTATCTCCAAAAATTAGTGCCAGGTGACATAAGGATAACTCGACAGTATCCAAATGCCACCTGGCACGCTCTATTAGCTTTCGGTAAGGTTTGTAAATCTACCATGCGCGCTACGCTTATGCGTAACGATTTGCCAATACTGCTTCATCAATGCCTCAAAGACGTCATAATCATGCACGTACTTCAAAACAGATCCATCAATATCTTCCCAGTACCACGGCTTATCTCGGTAAATCATAATTTCTGATTCATCAACAAGATATAGACTCTTAGGAGGTTGATCTGGATCAGCAATAAATGGCAAATCTCCTTCATACATGAAGGAAAGACCTACTAAGCCACCATCCCACGTCTTTGGTTCATTATAACGACGCAAAGATGTAAGAAGGTTAAAGTAAGTCCGGCGAACGCCAAGTGCGCTAAAAATTACTGAAGGCTTTCCACCACTCTTTTGCTTGATATCATCAAGCATCTTAATAACAACAAGCTCTGTAAGAGCGGTTGTCGCACCGTCATCAAGGCTTCTCCAATATTCATTACCTGCTGTAGCAGAGTTAATGTTGTGAAGTGTTCCAACGTCATCAACCAATTGGGCAAAACCATATGGCTCATTATCGACGTTACCTTGACGAGTAACGAAATCGCCTGCTGCTGCTGTTACTGCTACCGCAACAACAAAAGCTGTTGCTGAAGTAATAGAAACAATTGTATTGTTAGCACCACCAACTGCTACAGGAACACCTGTTGCTGCTAAACAAATATCAATCGTTTCACCAATTTGCAAAAGTTGCGTGGGAGCAGTAATAGTTGTAGATGCAGTAGAAATTGCAGTTAATACTGTAATACCTCCGGTCTTACCAGAAGTAACAAATGAACCAGTATTACCCCATGCAATTCGGTTACAATCCTTTGTCAGATCCTTCTTAAGTCCATTCATTTCACCATCAAGAGCGTTAATGAAAGACTTGGGATTACTGTTAGCCAAAGAAATTGTTTGACCTGTAACCTTAATTCGGCCATAACCATACTTCAAACGCTCTTGCGCTTGTGCATAGCCTTGCTGACCTGCTGCGCCCAATTGTGTATTCTCAGCACGATAACTAATACCAGAGTTACGCTGAGTGTGTAGAGGAAAGACAACGTACTTGCCACCAGGAGTTTCAAAGATCCCTTCTGAGGACTTTTCAATTCTCTTAATTGCAATTGCGTTCTCATCCAACTGATCGGTAACAGTACCCTCATAAACTTCTTTGAGGATACCATTAACTGTGGTTAGTGTTGCCGGCATTTCAGTCTACCTTTCTAAGTTTGAGAATTAGCTTGAAGGATTGCTAAAGCATATGCTTTGCGATCCGAATCGCTTAACTTAGAAGGATCAACCTGGTCCTGACGTACTGCACCATTACCTGTTAAGATTCTAGGTGCTGGTTTACGTTCTGGACTGCCAAACCTTTCCTTATACGCGTTAATTGCTTGATCTGGAGTTCTTCCTTTTTCTAATTGCAGAAGAAACCAGTCGTCATCGAACTCACCGTGCTGACTATGCATATCCTGCATCAATTTGTCAAGTTGAGCCATTTGCTGCGCTTCAATCTGAGATTGTTGAAACTGCTGCTGTTGAGAATAAACAGTTCCTAAGGCTTTTTCAAGTTGATCCATCTTAGATAGATATTGCTTTGGAATCTCATATTGAACAGACTCATCCTGTTCCTCTTCTGGTTCAAATATACTATCTACAGGCATTCCTGCTTCCCTCATTGCGCTAGTTAGTTCACGGATCAGTTGTGCAGGATCATTTTGCATCATAGATGCATAGTATCTTGCATATTGGATATCTTCAATATCGCCCAACTCTACATAGGGTTGATATTTTTCATGTACTTTCTGAAGGTGCTGAGTAACTCCCTTATCCCAATCTTTAATATACTTTTGGACAACGGGGCGATCTTCTACAGGAATTTGATTTAAAATTCCTTGAGCAAATTCATTTAACTCAAGCTCCTGCGGCTCCGTTTCCTGCGTACTGGGGCTGTCCGTTGGTTGGAACGGCGGAATTATCAGGTCCGGCATTACCGGGTTGTTGAAGTCCGACATTTTGTGCTTGCACCACTTTCTGTTTAGTTAGCATTAAATGATTCTCAAAGACTGCTTTTGTAAAGTCTGAATACCCCTCGTATTCTTGAGACTTCATATGCAGTTCATGCTCGTAGATATGTACTGCATCATTATCATACGAATTTGGAAGAAATTGTGCTTCTGGTGGAAGTTGTCCCGATTGTTGTTGCATAGGATCAGGTTGATCCATCATTAAATTAGGGTCTACAGGCATACCATTCATTGCCATTTGATTAGGATCAATATTAGGAGGTACCCCTACCTGATTAGGATCAGTTCCACCCATTAATTCACTCAATGGAGGCATAGGTGGTGGGGGAGGTTCTTGCACTTGAGCCATTGCGTAGTTTTCTCTAATAGCTTGCTTACTATCCGCTTGCAATTCATCATAGAGACGATTAGTCTCATTCATCTGCAAGTAACGAAGTCCCTTTTCAGGAGGAATCAAGCCATTCTTCATTAAATCAGTGATAAACGCTTGTTGAGCGGCTCTAGATTTTGGAGCCATAGAGCCAGGTTCAACCATAATATCCATATTATTAGTCAAATTCTTGGCTTTAAAGAGACTTGCCTCAAACATATTCTGTTTACTAACAATTTGAACAATATATTCTTCATCCCAGAACTGATTAATCAAGCTTAAAGTTTGTTTTCCCACTTCTGTCGTAGCTTCTTCAATGGAAGCCACGGTGTTATAGATTTTTGAATCGTTTTGTTCGGTGAGATAAGCGATTGCCGAGGCAGCTTCAATACCTGTTGGCACACTTCCTCGGCTAATTTCATTTCGTCCTGCAATTTCATCCATATCCTCAATAATTCGTTGTGGTTCTTCTAGTGCATATTGTGGTAATGGCTCAATTTGAATTGGCGCAGGTGGGTTAAACCCAGGATTAACTGCAATATAAAGACCTACTTCTGATGTAACCTTAGAAACATCAATAGAGCCCTTTACATACGTCATTTGAGGCTTAGCCATACGATTCTTTGCCTCAATAATCTGCGATCTTGTCTTATTGTACTCTTTCTGTAGAGGAATTTCGTCTTCAATTGTTGAGATACCATAACAACGACCAGAAGCAGTATGATCCATTTTAGCAAATGGGTAGTTACCATGATCATAAGGCAATTCATCGTCACCCTGTGTTTCTATACCAGTATCTTCATCTACTTCTACACCCTTAGGACTATATCTATAAAGCATCTTGTCATTACCAATAACAAGCATAGCTCCTTCGGGATATCTTTTATTAGGTTTAACCCAAATTTCTTTAACTAAAACAGCTTTAGAACCGCTAGCTTGATTCTGAACACCAATAGCACTTAAGAAACGTTGCTCAAGGTTAGTCTGAGCAATATCCATGTCCGTATCTACTTTAACGTCATACTTTTCTTCAATTTCTTCAGGAGCAACGCCTCGTACATGCATAAGATATCGTTGATTCTGGATATCTTCTTCTTCGAGATTTGGAAGATACATATTAAATGCAGGAATACGTTCATAAACAATGGGCTTATTTTTATCAGGACACGTTGTCTTAATAAATCCTGTACCACATTGAAGCATCCAGAAAGTAGCTTGGCGTCTAATTCTATTAAAATAGCCAGAAGTCAAACAATATTCCGCAAGAGCCTCAGCAACTTTAGAAGCAGCTACGTCAGATGGATCAGTTGTATTTGGCTTAGCATAGAACTGTGGTTCCTGCTTAATAAGCTTTGTAAGTTCATCTCGAATAATAGGTTTAATACGGTTAGCAGTTAACCGAACCCTATTACGAGGAGTAGGAGGATTATATAAACGACCGCCAGTCCCACCCACATTTTGTTGCCACACCACCCATTGCTTAGAAAAATAAAAGGCTAAGTTCATATACCATTGTTGTTCATATGATTTACGTAGGTTATCACAGATTTTAAACTGCTTTTCCCAGTAATCAATTTCTTCTCTAACTGTCTCGAATGGCGTCGTCATCTAAGTCTGCTCCCTCTAAGAGATCTAAATCAAATTCATCAATTTCAAAGATAATAGAGCCATTCTCTATAACTCCATCATTATTCTCCATAGAGAAAGTATCCCCGTCTGCAAACCCACCAGGTTCGCTAGGAGAATAGGATAATTGGGTTAGTAATTGTATCTGATTCGTCTGATGAATCAATACTCTGCTTTGATTCTGTACTGTCTCCGACAACTGTTGACAAATCTGTAGTTGCGCTAGATACAGTTCTTGAAAGTTCCAATTCGTGTCCAAGTTCCTTTACCTTTACCATAGTGTCGATCCATAATCTAAGGCCCATTCCAGTTAAGTCTGCCCACAAATCTTCCATAATTTGTAGTTCAAACTTAAGCTTTTCAAATTCCTCCATTCTATTCTTATATTCAGCGACAATTTCTGTATGTGCTTCTACACTAAGAAAATCTGGAGTCACTTGTACAATATCACTCATGCATGAATTACAGATATAGACAATCCCTTCCCACTCTACTTCTGTACCAATATCTACAAACCATTCTCTAATTTGAGCGTGTGCGCCGCATTTAATACACACATGAGGTAAAGTAGGTGGATCTTTATAAATTGCTACAGGTCTCATCTTTGATACGTAACCTCCGCTTGAATAGTTTC